AAGAGACTCCAGAGTTTGAATATCAGAATACTCCAGAGGTTAACCCTGTGGACTCTGAGATTCAACAGACAGAACAATCTCTTGTTGCATCACCTGATGAAGTTAATGCAGCAAAAGAACGGAAAGCGTTTGAAACCTATGTTCAGACTAACGGTATTAATGTACCGGAAAACTTTAAGGATATTGGTAGCTGGTTTGACAGTTTAAGAAACGCACAGAAAGCGTACACTCAATCTCGTCAGGAGATTGCTGAACTTAAAAAGAAGTTTGGTGATACTACTGATAACCCTAATTATAAACAACCCGCTGAAAAGGCTGTGCCAGAGAAACCTAAGGCAGCAGTAAAAGAGGAACTGCGTATTCCAGATAAGCCAGAAGCTCCTGTGGAGACTAAGGCTGCTGAAGTTCCTACTGTTACCAAGGAAGATTGGGACAAGTGGTCAGTCGAGTTGTCCGTAAAGGGCGATCTTAATGAAGAGACTATGAATGAGATTCGTCAAAAGACAAAGCTTCCCGATTTTGCAATTCAAGAATACATGCAAGGTCAGAAAGCCAAGCTTCAACTAGCTTTCGGAAAAGCTGCTGACATCATCGGTGGTCGTGAAAGACTTGCCGAACTATTTGGCTGGGCTAGCCAGACAATGAACCCAAATGAAATCAAAAGCCTTAATGCGGCTCTTGCTACCCCAGCGTGGGATGTAGCTCTTATGGGTTTAGCCTCCAAGTATGAGAAGGCTACTGGCGGCGCAGTTAAAACAAAGGAACCAACTAAGGGTAAGCAGGTTCCTGTCGGCAGTACCCAGCAGGGTACGGCTGGTTATAAGACTAAGAGAGAATTCTATGCTGACAGAAACAACAGCCGTTTTACCACGGACCCTAAGTTCCGTTCTGCTGTTGAATCTCGTATGGCTAAGACCGACTTCCGAAGTCTTCCCTTCTGACATTGTTTAGCTTGTGTAATAAAGTTCCCCCTTTGGCTGAATATAATTACACATTTTAAACACCAACTAACAGACTCCTTGTGAAAAATCTATAGGTTGGTTAGTCACTATTGTAACTTTTAATTTTTAAATTAACACTAACTCTAAGGAGTATATAAAATGGCTTTAGACCCAGCAGGAAATAATAATCTAGGCCCATCTGATATGGCTTATCGTACTTCCGTTTCAGCCGGAACAACAGGCGGTGCGGCTGGTACTAACAAACTCTGGCTTCCAATTTGGAGCGGAGAAGTTATTCACGCATACGATCACTACAACATGTTTGAAGGCTTAGTCACTCAGAAGACTATTGCCAGCGGCACTACTGCCGAATTCCCAGTCACTGGTACAATTAACCTTAAGGCTGCTTGGAACGCTGGTGAAGAACTTTCTGGTGGCACAGCTACTTCAAAGACATTCGCCATTAAGCTCGACAAGCGCCCAATGGCCGCTCACTTTGAAATTGACAATGTTGACCAACTTCTAACTCAGTGGGAATTCCGTGCTGAGCTAGCTCGTCAGGCTGGTCTAACTCTAGCCAACACCCGTGATAAGCAGATTGCTGCCTATATCGCCCGTGCTGGTATGGAAGATTTGCTAGCAAACGATCCAAGAACTGGCCTTACTGTTCCAAATCAGGATCTATTCACTGATGCAGCATTTGATAACTTTGGTCTTTCTACCGCTACCGCTACTGATAGAACTACAGCTGCTCTTAAGGTTCTTGAAGCAATTGAAAACTTCATGGTTCACCTACAGGAAATCAACGCACCAACCGAAGGTGTTTACTGCGTTGTAACTCCACGCGCATTCCAAGACATTCGTGCTCTTGGCGTAGCTCGTTCATACAATGAACTCTACGGCGTAATGGCTAACGGTACTGGTAACGGTCCTGCTCGTCCAATGTTCGGTGGCGTTGCTGAGGCTGGTGGCCTTGGTGCTCCTCTTGCTATGGGCATGCACAATGTCTCTGATGCTCTAGAGTATCAGGGCTGCATGATTATCAAGAGCAACCACCTACCAGTTGTTGATTATGATGTGTCTTCATCTGCTAATATTGGTGAAGCTCGCTACAACATTGACGGTGTTGCTACAAAGATTAAAGCTCTTATCTTCCAGAAGGATTGCGTTGCTTCGCTCAGCCTACAGGGTCTAAAGGTAGACACTGTTGATGATGTTCGTCGTAACACCACCTTCACCGTTGCTAGCATGTTCAAGGGTACTGGCGTACTCCGTCCAGAGCTTGCAGTGGTAATCAGCGGTCTTGCAAACGCTTCAGGCGATGAGCGTTCTGAACTCCGCACCCTAGCTGGTATGACCGCAGAGTATGTTGTTACTGCCTAATTGAATTAATATCCCAACCCATCAAGAAAGGAGGTAAACAAGTTGTCTTTGTTTGTTTTACAATCTTGAGGGGAGGTGATCTAACTATCTACGCGGTAGCTCCTTAACTGGGGCTATCGTGTTTTCTTTTTTTCCAAAGGAGGCTATTAATGGGAATGATTACTAAATTACAAGCTGTTAATAACATGCTTTTGGCTGCTGGTGAATCCCTAGTAGCCGACCTAGATAACGAGTCTGGTATTGATACTGAAATTGCTTTGACAATCCTAGAAAATACCAGCCTAGACTATCAGCTTAGAGGTCTAGTTAATAATAAATACATCCGTAAAATAAACCCCAACGCATCTAGCAAGATTATTCTACCTATGCCAGACGCTGATGAAGAGGGTATTATTTCTATTGAACTTAAGTCCCAGCATTTTAATGATGATGGTATCTTAATTCAAACCCGTCTATATAATTCATCTCCACCAAGAATGTGGAATGTTACAGATGATACTGACATCTTCAAAAAAGATAAAGATTATTACTGGGAAATTATTCAGAAGATCAAGTGGGAGAATCTAGACACCCCAGCGCAACGGGCTATTATGACAACAGCAATGCGTCACTATCAGATTGTTACACAGGGTGACGAAGCTACTGATGCTTTCCTTGCTTATCAAGAACAGATGTTTGCTGCTAAGCAAAAGGCTGCTGATATTAATGATAAGAAAAGAAATATCTTTACCAGTGGTGATATCTCCGTAAGATCAGCCATTAGCCGTGTCCCATTCTCGTCAGATCCATCAAGATTCCGTTACTGGAGAACAGTTTAAAGGAGGTCTAAATGCCCCCAATTAGAAGACAAGGACCGCGTGGTTCTCTTATTTCAACTCGCTTGCCAGTATTCTCGCTTAGTGGCGGGGTTGGTAGACAAGCACCAAACAAGAGACTACCATCCGAAGCAGAGAATCTTGATAATGTTCTTCTCAGTTTAGAAAAATCTTTTGAGAAGCGTGGTGGTTTCAAGTTAATGAAGCCAGCAGGATATGATGGTAAGACCGTTTATTCTTTTACAGACGATACTTCTAGAATTGATATATCCCGCTTTAATAACATCCCATCAGACCACAAGGTTTGGTTCTACTGGTTTGTAATAAACTCTGATAATACTTTCTTACTGGGTGTTGACTATACAGCTAGCGGTATTTCAGATAATATTCTTTATGTTCTTAAAGTAAATCCAGATAACACTTGGCAAGACATTACACCACTTCCTCAGTGGGATCCTAATGATGCTACAATTCCAAACACATATACTTCTGGTAATGTTCACTCAGAAAAGGTAGAAGCATATCGTGTTTATTATAATGCTACCTATTCGGCTAATATTGATTATGGTACAGCTAAATCTCATGGGTTGGTAACTGCCAGCACCAGAGCATATATTACCTTTGGTTCGGATAACACAGCCAATGAACCCGATAGCGTACTTCAGATAACAGCTTTAGGTACTCAACTTATTATTTTAAACAAGCTTGTAAAAGCTGGTTTTAGCTCAGACTCAGACGGCAAACTGTACAATCTAAGTGGTATTAAGACAACCACAAACGATATAGGAGGAAGACCAGTAACCTATTACACGGCTTCCAGACTAGATCAAGTTAGAAACAACGAAGGCACTTTATTAGGGTTTAAACCAACATCTACAACCAATGCAAACTCGGTCGCCAATATCGAAGTATCTGATTACGAGTACTACGATAGAAACTATAGATACTTAGGTCAAAGTCTTGACTCATTTGCAGACTGGAAGTCTCCTCCAGAAAAGTCAGATTGGTTTGCTGTTAACTCCAGATTCCCTGTAGGACAGTCAACCAGC